GAATTTTGGACTAAAGAAAATACCGTTTTTGAACCTTGCTCTGGTAAAGGTGGTTTTGTTATTGATATTATTGACCGTTTTATGAATGGTTTAAAAGATAAATATCCTGAAGAAAAAAAAAGATATAAAATTATTGTTGAAAAGTTATTATACTTTAGTGATATTAATAATACTAATATTTTTATTTGTAAATTATTAATAGATCCTAAAAATAAATATAAATTAAATTACAATGAAGGAAACACTTTAGAATTGAATATTAAAGAAAAGTGGGGTTTAGATGGTTTTGATGCTGTTATTGGTAATCCACCTTATCAAGCACCAAGAGAAAAAGAAAATAAAACTAAAGGTGGAGGAGGAACTCTTTTATGGAATAAATTTGTTGAAAAATCTATAAATAAATGGATAAAAAATAATGGTTATTTAATTCAAATACACCCTTCAGGATGGAGAAAACCAAATGATTTAAAAGAAATTGGTAAAACAAAATATAATGGTTTAATGAATTTGTTAATTAATGAAAATGAACTAATATATTTAAATATAAATGATACTAAACAAGGATTATTATATTTTAATTGTGGAACACGTTTTGATTATTATTTGATGAAAAAACATAAAAATATTAATGATTATAAAACAAAAATTATAACTGAGGATAATAAAGAAATAAATATAAATCTAAAAAATAAACCATTTATTCCAAATAAGAATATTGAAAAAGTATATTTATTAGTTTCTAATGATATTAATAAAAATATTAATGTTTTAAGACCTGGAAGCGATCCAAGAAGAGATTATATACAAGATATAGAAAATGAAATATTTAAATATACCTTAATACATTCAACACCTTTAAAAGAAGTTAGATATAAATATTCATCAATTAATAAAAGTAAAGATCATTTTGGAATTAAAAAAGTTATATTTGGAGAAACAGGTATTAATAAAAATATAGTTATTGATTTAAAAGGCGAATATGGATTAACTTGTTGTGCTTTTGGTTTTGAAATAAACAATAAAAAACATATAGATAAAATAAAAAATTATTTATTATCAAATGAATTTCAAAATATTGTAAATTCTTGTTCTTGGGGTAATTATAGAATTGATTGGAGATTATTTACATATTTTAAAAATGATTTTTATGATGTTAAAATTTAATTTTTTATTTATAATGGATAATAAACATTATAAAACTATAATTAACAAAATACATAAAGAAAAAACAAACATTAATGAATTATCAAAACTAATTGATAAATACTTAATACCTCAAGAATTAGAAAAGAAAAATAATGCTGAAGTATCCACTCCTTATTCTTTGAGGAAAGATATGTTAGATAAAATGCCTCAAGAATTTTGGACTAAGGAAAATACCGTTTTCGAACCTTGCTCTGGTAAAGGTGGTTTTGTTATTGATATTATTGACCGTTTTATGAATGGTTTAAAAGATAAATACCCTGAAGAAAAAAAAAGATATAAAGTTATTGTTGAAAAGTTATTATATTTTAGTGATATTAACAATACAAATATTTTTATTTGTAAATTATTAATAGATCCTAAAAATAAATATAAATTAAATTACAATGAAGGAAACACTTTAGAATTAAATATTAAAGAAAAATGGGGGTTAGATGGTTTTGATGCTGTTATAGGAAATCCACCATATAATTCATCAGGTAATACTGGAACAGGAAATACTATATGGCAATTATTTACAAAAAAAAGTTTGAATGAATGGTTATTAAATAATGGATATTTATTATACGTCCATCCTCCAGGTTGGAGAAAACCAAATACAATAAAAGGAAAATTTTATGGATTATTTGAATTAATGACACAAGAAAATCAAATGATATATTTATCAATTCATGGAATTAAAGATGGAAAAATAACATTTAATTGTGGAACAAGATATGATTGGTATTTAATAGAAAAAAAGAAAAAATATAAAGATACAATTATTTTAGATGAAGAAAAAAAAGTTAGTAAATATAATTTAGAAAATTTTGAATGGTTAGGAAATTCAAATATAGATTTGATTGAAAAATTAATTTCAAAAAATAATAATTGTAATATATTATGTGATTTTAGTTATTCAAGATTAGATAAAAAAATTGTATCTAAAAATAAAACAGATGAATTTAAGTATCCGTTAATATATTTAACACCATCTAAAGGAGTAAGATATATGTATAGTAAAGTTAATAATAAAGGTCATTTTAAAATACCAAAAGTAATTATAGGTGAAACTGGTATTGAAAATGCAATTAATGATTATGATGGTAAATATGGTATGACACAAGACAGCTTTGGTATTTTAATTAATGATAAAAAAGAAGGAGAAGAAATATTAAAAGTTATTAAAAGTTTAAAATTTATAAATTTTATAAAAAAAAGTTGTTCTTGGAGCAATTTTAGAATTGATTATCGATTATTTAATAATTTTAAAAAAGATTTTTGGAAAGAATTTATTTAATTTTATATATAATAATAAATAAAAATTGAATTAAATATTATATAAGTAAATAAATTTAATTATGGATGAAAATTTTAATGTGAAAGTTTATGATGTTATTGAATATAATAATAAAAAATATTATATTGATGATAAATTAAAAAATATTTATAATGAGAATGTATGTTTAATATTACAATATGAAAATTACTCAGTTATTGGTAAATCAAATGAAGAAAATTTAAAATATTTTTTAGATAATAATATAATAAAATAATATTACAAAAAATAAAAAATTTATAAAATATTTATATATTAAAATGAAAAAAAAATATTTGTTAAAAGGAGGTAAAGTTCCAATGCCTTTATTAAGAGAAACTATTAATAAAACTAATGAAGAATTTAAAGAACTTATTAATACTGATGATAAAAAACTACCAATGCCAATAATAGGTTCTAAAAATGTTATTATTGAAGAAAATAATAAATGTTCTCCTTCTATGGGTTTTGTTAATGGTTCTTGTATTCCTTTATCTATTTTATATAAAATTGCGGAAGCTTATAATGAAACCACAAATAATAAAATACAACTTATTGAAAAAGATGGTATTGATGAAAAATATTTAGATAAATATAAGTTATATTTAGTTAATGAATTACAAATAGCATTAGATAAAGACCAAACTAAATGGTGTGAATATGATTTTATGGATAAATTAGATAAAGATGTTAAAGAAATTTTAGAAAAAAGTATTTTTAGAATAGAAGGACCAAATAAACAATTTGAATGGATGGATTCAATAAGAATGACCCTTGTTATGGGACAGTATGAAGATTTATATCAAAAATTTAAATATTTAGGTTCTGTTCCTCTTGATTTTGAAAAACATAGTATTTATAAAATTAAAGATATTAGTTTTAAAGAATTAGAAGATAATGGAAAACATAGATTTGGATTAATTATTAATAGTGATAAACATACTGGTGGAGGACAACATTGGTTTATGATGTTTTTTGATTTAGAAAAAGGTGAAATATATTTTATTGATTCTTGTGCCAAAGAACCTGAAACATATGGAAAAGAAATTGAAGAATTTGTAGATACTATTAAAGAATATCTTAAAAGTAAGGGATTTAAAAAAGAAGATATTATATATAAATATAATACAATAGAACATCAAAAAGGTAATAGTGAATGTGGAGTTTATAGTATGTATTATATTGAAAAATTCTTAGAAGGTAAAACATTTGATGAAATTACTAAAAATGTAATTACTGATGATGAAGTTAATGAATATAGATTAAAATTCTTTTCAAATATTCCTAAAAATTGGAAGAAAAAGAATTAAAAATTAAAAAAGTTCATTTATTTCTTCAATAGTAAAAATAGAGCATCCTAAATTAAATAATTTTATGTATAATTCTCTATCATTATCAAAAGATTGTCTAATTGAATAATCATATTTAATTTGATTATTATATATTTTATTTTTAAGATATAAACATTTTTCATTTCTTTTTAAAAATAATCTAAACATTTCATTTTTATATGTAATATCACTATCTTTTATATTTTTTATAAAATTTTTATTTGTATTAATAAATGATTTTATTTTTATAACATCAATATTTTCTTTTTTTAAAAAATTATATATTTTACTTTGAACTGTTTCTTGAATAAATGGAGCATTGAATGTATTAAACATATCCCATTCAACATTATTATTATTTGGTGTTAATATATATTTTAATTTTAATTTATAATAATTTAATGTTAAACCATACTCCATACCTACTTTATTATTTACTTTTTCTCTTAAATTGAAAATTAATGCTATTAATCTTTCTTTTCTTTTATAATTATCCATATTATAAATATTTGTATCTAATTCTTTATTATAAGTGCAATATGAACTTCTACAATAATTACAAGGTATTAATGATTCTAATGATTTAAAAAAATTAAAACAATCATTTTTTTGTTTATGAGTTAAAATATCAGGAAGTGTAGAAATAAAACTATCAATTGATTTCCATACATTTGGACCAAAAATTATAGGTGTTATATTTTTGTGATGTGATTCATTCATAATATATTATTATATAAAAATTGAAAATTAATAAAAATATATTATTATATTGAAATTATGGGTATTCAAAATTTTTTAAAAAATTTTACAACTTATAAATTAAATAATATAACTAATTTTGATTCTATATTTTTAGATGGTAATTATTTATTGTATCAACTTATATATAAATGTGAAAATGATAATGATTTAAAAAATAAAGTTAATAATTTTATACATAATTTTGATTCTAAAATTAGTATTACCAAATATGTATTTATTATTTTTGATGGAAAATATGATGATATTGAAGTTATAAATCCAAAAAATCTTAAAAAAAGAACATATCCAGTTTCAGATGATTATGATAAACAGCCTATTAAACCTGGAATGGAAATAATAAAAAAATTTTCAGAGTTTATTAACAGTGCAATTAAAAATCAAATTAAAAAAAAATTTCTCAAAACATTTCAAATTATTATTGATGATGATAATAATCCTGGTGAGGGCGACATTAAAATACTTAATCATATTAAAAAATATAAAACCAAAAATAACTGTATTGTTAGTGGTGATTCTGATATGATTTTAATTAGTTCTGGATTATGTATTAAATATAATATTAATATTCAAATTATGAATAAACCAAATCAACTTGAATTTATTAAGTATGATGATTATTATAATAATTATAATTATGATTTTATTGTAATAATGCTTCTTTTGGGCAATGATTATTTACCTAAAATTAGTAATATTGAATTTGATATATTAATTGATGCTTATAAAAATTATGAAAAACTTTATAAACATAAAATTATTGAAAATAACATTTTTAATAAAAATAATTTTTTTGAATATATTTATACATTAATTTATTGTCTTAAAAATAATCCAAATAAAAAATTAAATTTTTCATTAAATAAAATTGATAATGAAAGAATTCAAAAACATTATAATAATATTTTATGGTGTTTAAAATTATATAAAGTTGTTGAAAATAAAAATAAATATATAGAAGAAAAAAATGATAAAGTTATTAATATTTATAATTTTTATTTTTTTAAATAATTTTTATATATAATTATTATATATTATGGATACTGAAAATATGAATTGGAAAATGATTATGTCTGGTTCCTCTGGATTTTTATTATTAGTATATTGGATTACTAATTCTTTTTTAAGTAATATGAATGAAGAATGTAATTATTATTATCTTTTTCATTTATTTACTATTGCTCTTTTAATTGGTATGTCATATATTATTTCTACAGGTAATGAAGATGATATATCTACAAAAGTAGCCTCATTTATGATTGTTGTATTATTTATCTTTGTTTTATATTATATTATGTCTCTTTTTATTAAATAATTTTTTATAACTTAAAAATAATAAAATATATATTATTTTTAATGTCTAAATACAAACATAATAATTTGCAAATTAACGATATAAATAATAAATTATTATCATTAGAAAAAAAAGTTTCTAAAATTTTATATACATTAGATTTCTTAACAGATAAAATTAATGATATGCATAATGATATTTTTTCAATATCCCCAAATTCTACTTTTGAAAACATAAGTCCTATATCTTCTCCAAGAAAAAAAAATAAAAAAATAACTCGTCAATATTCTAATAATTCTGATATTTATAATTGTAATTCACCGGAATTATCTCCTAAAATGAATTATTACAGTGTAAAAGCTGTAAAAGCTCCAACTTATCATAAAGCAAATAAAACACACTTTTTACCTGATATAAGAAGAAAATCTTTACATTAAAAATTATATAAATTATTTTAAAGCTCCTTCTTTAGCTAATTCATCAGCCTTATTATTACTTAAACTATAATAATCATTTTTACCTGTGTGGGCTTTTATATGAATAAAATTTACATTATTTAATTTATTTATTAATTTAATTACTTTATCAATTATATCTTTATTTTTATAGTTTTTTTTATTATCTATCCATTTTTTATACCATATTGTTAGTGTTTTAACACTATATTCTGAATCTGAATATATATTTATTTTTTCTATTTCTTTTTCTTTTAATATTTTTTTACATATTTTTAATGATTTATATATTGCATATAATTCTGCACGATTATTTGTTATTAAACCTTTATCGAATTTTTTACTTATATTATCATTTTCACCATTTGGAAAATATATACCATAACCACAATATACATCTCCACTTTTTCTCATTAATGAACCATCTGTAAATATATCAATATCCATTTTATAATACTATCTTTTATAAAAAAAATAATCAATTTTTTTATATAAAAATTAAATTATATATACTAATTATTCAAAATTAATTCTTTCAATTCTGTATTTTTCATAATTTATTAAATTATTAAATCTTTGTTCGTAATAATTATCATATTTTTTACAATATTCAACTAATGTATGATAATTATGATGATTTATTAATTCTGGATTAATATTATTCATTATTTGTATTAACCATTTACAGCATTCTAAAATATCTTGATATTTACAAAACTGCATTTCATTTAATTTTTTATCATCACTATTTATTATTATTGATTGACCATCATAATGTGATATATTAATATTATCTAATATTACCGAATAATGAATACTTTTAAATCTTACTAATGACATTAATTTATTTATATCTTCAAATCTTATATTATCTTCTCCAAATATTATACAATTTATAATTGATAAATTACTTAATTCTGTTTCATATCTTGGTGTTAAAATATAATTATTTAAATCTTTCTCATCTATTTTTAATAAATCATAATTAGGTCTTAGATTATAACTAAAATAATTACTTAAATTAAATATTTTTTTATTTTTACCATTTATTACCATATCATAAAATTCCTTATGTTCTTTTATTTTACATTCATTATCATCATTTTGATTAAAATAAGTTAATGTTCTATCTTTTAAATCCATTGTTGGAATAATTATTTCATTATTATCTATTTTTCTATTATTATTTATTTTTTCATCTTCTTTAATTAAGTTAGATAATAATAAATTATTATAATTTGGCTCTTCTTTTATTTTTTCTTCCAACATATTTATTAATTGTTTATATCCATTAAAATTTCCTCTTTCTACACATCTTCTTAAATTTAATGACGATTCATTTTTATTAATATCTGTTGAAAAACTATTTTTTATTGCCTTATGATTACAATAATCAAAACTTTTATAATCATTTATTACTTCTTTTTCTAACCATTTTTGGTTAAATTTTTCATTATCTTTTGTCATTGATAAAAATATATCTTTACCGGTTATATTATATTTTCTTACTAAATTAGTTATATTCCATGATTCAAAACTATTTACAAAATATGTATTTTTTTTTATTTCTTCTTTTAATTTTGTTGAAACATCCTTTAAATTATTTTTATGAATATAATAATTATTATTATTTATTTTTAATATTCTACCAATATAATCATTTTTAATATTTAATAAATCCTCTTCTTTTATATATTCACCATTTATTATTTTATCATTATCAGGAATTTTAATATCCGTTTTTAAGTTTATAAAATCATTATAAATTATACATTTAATATTAACAAATTTTTTAATATTAGTTCTAAACAAAGACATTTTTATATTTATTATTTATTTATAAATTTTTATTCAATTTTTATATTTTTAAATAATAATTCTTTTAATTCATCATCATCATCAAAATCATTCATTGTTTTTAATTTATTTATTTTTTTTTCTATTTTTTCATTTTTATCTTTTTCTTCTTTATATTTATCTTTTTCTTTATTAAAATTATCAATTTCATTTTTATTAAAATTTTTCATAAATTCATTTAATTCTATTGAAAATATAATTATTTTTTTTATATTTTCATTTGATAAATATTTAGGAACATTATATGTAGTTATTATGACACATTTTTCATTATAATTAATGTTATTAAAAAATAAGTTTTCTAAATTTTGTTTTATTTCTTCGTTTTCTATATTATCTAACAATTTAATTTTTACAAAGTATTCTTTAATAATATCATTTTTAATATTTTTATTTTTATTTTTTTTTTTTGTTTTTAAGTTTTTATATAATGATATACAAGGATTAACAATAAAAATATCAAATAATGAAACTGTTTTATACATATGAAATATAATATTTAATTATAATAATATTATTATAATTAAATATATAAAAAAATTGAAAAATATATTTAAATAATACTTAAATATTTAGAAATATGACTGAAAATTACATTGATAGTGATGATGAAAGTATTGAAGAAATTAATGAAATTGAAATAACGAAACCTATTAAAAAAATTAATAATATAACTTCTATAATTACTATTTATAACACTTATTTTAATCGTAATAATATTAATTTAAAACCAAATTATCAAAGAGAATTGATATGGTCTTTTGATAAAATGTGTATTTTTATTGATTCAATAATGAAAGGTTATGTAATTCCGTCATTTATATTAAGTGTTATTCATAAAAAAAATAATAATAATTATAATTATGAATGTATTGATGGACAACATCGTTTAACTGTTCTACAAAAATATATGAATTCAGAATTTATTAAAATCGGTATGGTTTAAATGTATAATTTTATATAATAAAACATAAAAAATCACATTATGTATTTTGTATAAAAATATATTATATTGTATAAAATATTTTATAATATAATTCAATATTATTTTATTTAAAAATAAAATTAATTAAAAAAAAATTTATATAATATAATTAGTAATGAATAGTTATATACTATAATGATTTACTCATAAAATATTCAAATGATTTATAACATATCTAATAAAGAGATATAGAACTATTAAGTTCAAGGAGTATCTGTTAGATATAATCATTATAAAAATTTAATAATATTAAATTAGATATGATAGTCTAATTGCAGAACCTCAAACTGCATTATACAAAACTATATATAGTAATATATTTTTATATATAATTATATATGGTTATATGTTTAAATATGAGGGT